CGTCTTCGCTGATGCCATCGAACTCGACCAGGCCATCCTCGCCGGTGATCTCGTCCGAGACAGTGATGACATGCGTCTCGCGATCGTAATGCCAGATTTTGGTATAGCCCTCGAGCACGACATCGGGGTCATTGGCCCGCGATGGATCGATGACCGCTTCGTCATAGAACGGCAGTACCCGCAGCGTGGCGGCCAGGGCTTCTTTCTGCACCACCAAGTCGACCGGCTTGGCGACAAACTCTAGCGTAACCAGTTCCTCGAATATGCTGGTCGGGATGCCGACAAGCCGGCCGCGGAACCTGATCAGATCGGGACCGCAGTCGAACGCAAACCAAGCCCATATTTTGCGGCCGGGACCGAGCAGGCCGATCGTATTGCCAGCCGTGTTATGCGGCCGGCGGATGACAACGGTCAGGCTGGCCGGGTCACCCTCGTCTTGCTTGAGGGTAAAACTAAAGACCTGTTCGTCCCAGCGCATATGCCCGGACGTGAACACCGTCTCGCCGGCATCGATCCAGGCAAAATACGGCAACCCCGCAGGCATCGATCAGGCCCTCTGCTCGGCCTCGAGCTGCCACGCGATCTCGGCCGCCCATTCGTCCCGCGACGTGTTCCACGTCGTCACCTTGCAAAGAATGATCAGCACGTCGCCGGCGCTGTTAGAGGCCCCCATGCCGGGGATGCAGATAATGGTGATGTCCTGCCCCGGCCAGATGTCGGTGAGTTCGGGCACCTCGTGGTCGGTACAAGTAATCGACACCTTGTATTGCCGGAACTGCGCGAGCGAGATGTCAGCCAGCGCGCCACGGCAATCACGCGCCAGGCTCTTGGCCTGGTCGATCGGCTCGAGCGTCATCGTTATCCCCCGAACCGCATATTGCGTGAAGTCGATGGCGTCGATTGCGAGCAGCGTGTACGCGGGCATCAGGCATACCGGCTCGGCTTGCGGCCACCGGAGCGGACCTGCGCCAGCGCCGCCGCCTTGTGCAGTTCGTCAACCACGGCTGACGTGGCGCGCAGACCGCCGATTGGCGGCAGGCCGGGGAACGCAATGGTGACATGGTTCATGCCGCCAGCGAGGCCGCCGCTGGCAAACGCTGGCATTGCCCGCGGGACCATGCCGCCGAGCGCAAAGCGGCCCATGCCGTTGAGCACCGCCGAGAGGTTGCCGCCCGACCGTCGCAGCGCCTCGAGGAACGCCAGCACGCCGGGCTGTGCCACCGTCCGCGCCGGCATGATGTGCTCACCGCGCGAGACCCAGGCGAGATTGCTGTCGGACGTGCCGGTCCCGCCGCCACCAAGCAACCCACCGCCCGCAAAGCCTGCGGCGTCCCCCGCTGCCTGTATCCCCTTCGATACCAAACCCGGAATCGTCAGATACTTTAGTGCATTGCCGGCTGCGATGGCGCCATTAATAAAACTTTGGAACGAAAAATTGTTAAGCGCGGCCTGCATTGTGTTCAGCGCATTGGTAAAATCGGCGAGCATGGCACTAATCACCGGCGCCGCCGCGGCACCGAGCGATTGAAAAAACGCCGATGCCGCGGTGCTAAGTTGATTCCATTGCGAAGTTAATTGTTGCAGCGATATTTGATCGGTGGCCGACAGCGTCGAATTGAGCGCAACTGTACCAGCCTGCAGTTGTTGGATTGCTGCACTGCCTTTGCTCAACGTCGCTATTGATTCCGGCGACAGCCCCAGCGCCTTGCCGAGTTGCGCCCGGTCCATATCGCTGGCAAGATTCTTGAAGATGTCGGCGAGCTTGCTCCATTGTTGTTCCGCGCTGACGACATCACTAACACCCGGAACCATCGAGGTCGGACCTTTGGCGAGCGCCTCCTTCACTGCCTGAACCTTAGTTTCCAGGGTGGTCAGTGGAGAAAATGTCTGCGTCACGCCTTGGGCGAGGTTGTCGAATTGGCGTTTGACCTGTGAAACGTTATTGGCCCACTCCACTGTGTCTTTACTAGCGTCTCGTATTTTGGCCTGCTGCCCCGCTTCCCGGACTTGCTCGGATAGATTGCCAAACTCATCCGCAAATTTTTTGAGTGGTGTTCCGCCGGCGGCAAACACTTGTTGCAACGACGACAGGTTCTCAAAGGACGTGCCGCTGACCTTTTGTAATTGAGTGAGAGCCTTTTCGGTCTCAGCAGCTTGGAAAGCAAATTTCACCAAGGCAGCGCCAACCGCAGCGATGGCAACGCCTACTGCAGTCAGAGCTATGCCTCCTGCCCCAAAGGCACCGCCGACGCGCCCTATCAGGGCGACTTGACTGCCTATTGGTCCCAGATCGACTGCACGAAGCGCCCTACTGAGAGCACCGATCTCGCGCCGGGTAAGGCCAAAGGCTGCGGTGGCCGCTGTACCTACTTTTCCGATTCCTCTTTCCAGATTTGCAACGCCAAGAACCGCGCCTTCCAGTTTTCCGGCTTGCTGCAACGCCGCGGTGATTTTCGCAATTTCTGCAGGAGCGGTGACACCAAGTTGCTTGAACTTGTCCGTCATCACGGTGGGGTCGAGCTTGGCAAAGCCGCCAGCCTGCTCGGCCGCCTTCTGAATATCGGTAAAGCACTTCTGGCCGGCCTTGCTGACACCGGCGAGCTGCCGCTCTATTTCTGCGGCGCCCAGCAACTGAATTTGGACCGACAGTTTTTCGACCATGACGCCCTAGCTGTCCTTGAACAATTTGGCGAATGCCTGTGCGATTTTCGCGACGTTTTTCGTGACGATCTCGGTGATGTGGAATTTCTTCCCGATGGTGACTGACTGCACGCCTATGTAGAGCGGCTTGCGATGGGGATCGTGGTCACTGGCATCGAACAGCATCGGCTTGCCGCGAACGGTGGCCGACACCAGTTTTTTGCCTGACTTGCTGGCCGCTGGTGCGCCGCGCCTGGTGGGTATCCACAGCAGCGGCTTGCCCTTGATCGTTGCGCCATATTCGAACACGCCGGCGATGCCATAACGATGCGAAATGATTGCTTTTGCGTCTAGCGACGGCTCGCCGCCTTTGGTTGCGCCCACCGTCCGAAAGCGCAAGCCTGACACCCATTGTTTATGGGTGAAACCTGTTCCCGCCGCCGCGATGTCGGCGCGCCCTTCGTCTACCGATTCCTTAGCAACTTCGCGCAATGCTGCCACCGCTGCCGTCGCCACCGGCCGCTCCTTCTCGCGGACCATCTTGATCCAAGCCGGTGTTGCCACCGTGACCTTGAATTTTGCCGGCATCAGCCGCTCAATTCCTTCATGGTCTTTTCGATTGTCTTGCTATCGCCCTGCGCGCCGATGGCGGCAACCATCAGGGCATTAGCCCGCTCGATGCGGTCGAGCTTGTCGCTGAATTCGAGATAAGCCGCGATCTGCCGCGGCGTCAGGCTCATTGCATAATCGGGCGGGAACCCTCGTCGGATAAGGGCGGTGATGCCGATGGCGATGTTCTCAATCGCACTTTGACGACCTTTGCCCCTTCGTCCGTGCCGCCCATGAGGCTCGTCAGTTCCTCGACGAAAGAGCCCAAACCGTTTGGGAATGTCAGACCCAGAATTGCCTTGAGCAGTTTCAATTGATCTTCGATCAGCAATTCACTTGCGCGTTTTTCGCGTTGCTCGTCCCCGAGATGGCCGCAGCCGGCCGCAATGATCGGGCCGATGGCATCGCCGAACTGCTCGATCATTCGCGATCCAATATCGGTTCCGCCGCCGAGTAGCAGCCCGAGGTTAGGGAAGCGCGCCACTATGGATGCAATGGCGTTGCCGTGCAGGCCGCGCACGACGATCCGCTTATCGCCGATCTTGACAACATCAACTGCTGTCGATGGTGCAATGTCCAAAAGGTCTGCCATTGGTTACTACCTCACAGTATTTACGCGGTCACCCACGTCAAGGTGAATGTCGCACCCGTGCCCGTGCCGCTGGTAGAGACTTGCGCCACTGGATTGGTCGGTGGCGTTGCGGCGATATCAATGCTGCCCGCATTGGTAATGGTCGCCGTCGCAACCGCGGTGGTGGTCAGGGTAGCAACGGTGAGAACGACACCATTCCCCAGCGAGATGGTATTGCCGACCGCATAGCCTGTACCGCCCGAGGCGACGACCGCAGTGCTGACTTTCTTGTATGCGATATCATGGACAGTCCAGACGCCGAAGTCGTTGGTGGTGGCATTCTTCTGCACTTCAGCTTCAATCTCGATCGTCGTGAAGTCATCCGCGTCGGTGATAAAGCTGAAATCACCGGATGGGACAAACGAGACCGTGGCGGTAAAGTCCACTGTCTGGCCGATGTCGTTGGTGCCAACAACCTTGAGGTCGCCGATGAACTCGGCCTTTGACAAGCCGCTCAATTTGATCTGGCCCGGAGTGCTGGTGTCTGTTGTGGCCAACGCGAAGAACGAGAGATTTGTGCCGGTGATCTCGTCGAGCTTAAACTTGACGGTAGCACCGACTTCCGTGATGGCCGTGAAATCCTTGGTCTTGATTCCCTCGCGCGACGAAAAGTGCTCTTTCTTCGTGACCGTCGGCGTGTAGATGAATGACGGCGCATTGCCGAGATCGATGAAGCTCGAGCCGCCGGTCTCTTTGAAGCTGACCACTCCTTTACCGATATGATAATTGTTGACGTTGGGTGACGTAGGCATGGGAGTTCCTTTCCCTCTCAGAGATCGTCGGGACGCAGCGTATATTTAAACAGGAATTGCGCTTGCAGTGCCCCGTGCAACAAGCGCGCCCAACCGAAGTCAGTCTGGCATCCGAGATAGCGAATCGCGCCGTTGCCGTTGCGCGCAGTCTTTGCCAGTTCGTTCAACTCGGTATCGTGCAACACCCGCTTGATCAACTCGCGCCGCAGCGTGGTGAGATCGGAGCCGACCTCATTGGCGTGCTGTGCAATCAGGATTTGCGGCGTCATCTGCACGACGGTCGGCCGATTGGCCGGACGCTGCGAGAGGTCGCTGGCGTCGTTGGTATCCTCGTCGCCGTCGAAGACGACCACGGCCGGCAACTGCTCCTCGGTTAGTTCGGAGGCGTTGCGCTGCGCCGAGCGGATGTTGGGGATGGTGGCGACCACCACGAGCAACCGCGCCAGGATGTCCTCGCGAACATCAACCAACGGCCGCCTCCTTCAGCAGAAACCGCACCTCGCCCATATCCTCGCCGTTCGGACTGCCGCGCAGCTCGTAGGAGCGCACCGTCCAAGTGCGGCCGTTGAATGCCAACACCGCGTCGAGGTAATCGTCGCGCACGATGCCGTTGCCGGCGAGCTCGGGGATACGGGCAAAAGCACCGGGGCCGACGCTGCGCACGTCCGCGGTGCCGCTGGTGTTGACCTTCGGCCGGGTGTCGTCGATCACGGTCAGCGCGATATCGCCCACCGTTGCGATTGTCATCGTCGCGGGCACGCCGAGCCCGGCATAGATCGGGTCATAGAGCAGCGCGCTGTAGTCGATCATTTGTGCAGCGGCGCCCCAAACGTCTGCCACCCCAAAAGCAAGAACAGAATGAACAGCAGCACCACATTGACCACACCATAACCGGCGCCATAGCCGAGATGGGTCAATGCGCCCCACACCAGCCAGATCAACATGAGAATCCAGTAGCAAAGGCCAAGCGTCATGGAGATGCCTCCCTAGGCGACGTGCAGGCG